ATGCAAAATGTTATTGGTAATTTATTCATTATCATCACCACAGCTATAAGCGTTGCCAGCCTTTTCTTGGGGTTATTTGCTTATAATAAAAAAATGAAAACAAAAGCAATACAAAAAATAGAACTCCTCATACCTAAAAAAAACAGAATAACCAAGTTTTCCGAGCAATGGGTAAGCGCTTTTTTCCTGGCATTCGGTAATCATGCATTCTCAAAAAGGCAATTAATTACCATACCGTTTTTATTGATTTTATATTCCAGTATCTTATTTGTAGTTTGGTATCTCTGGGTGCTGACTTTTAGAAATCCTGAGCACATCATTCCTCAACATCTGCCATTGACCATTAAAGTTGCATTACATGACTTTATTCATTTTGGCTTTTGGTACTCTTTACTGCTTGATGTGATGTCAATTTATCTTATCAGAGCTTACATTAACGCAGGTCTATCGAAAGGGTTTTCGTCTGTAAAATCGATCGTTTATTTTTCTTCAATTGTTCTGGGCGTTATGCTCTCATTTACACTTATCGTCACCCATCTTAAAAATGCTTCGATTGAGGACCTCTATATCCAGCAAGGCCTGTATTTTGAAGACAGACCTGTAATGACATGGAACCCGCTGGAAGTGATACGGTCTTCACTGGATTTCATCGATAACGAAACCATGATTATCTTTACCTCAAAAGGGGCAATATCTAACTACTTCATTCCGCAGGCTATCATGTTTTACCTTTCCATGTTTACGCAATTGACGCTGCTTATTGTTTTCATCAGCTATATGATCACAAAAATACTGCATAACATTCGAACAGTTGCCATCTGGACAGTCAAGTATTCTGGAACGGCTACGATGAATGCCATTGGTTTCATTCTTATCGCCGGTATTATTCTACTTGCTTTAATATATTTGTGTTTGTATGTCATATCGCTAATGGTTTAAAGATACGAAGTATTATGTCATCTGAAAGGGGTGAGGCGCTTTACCTCCCCGCCCCGCAGCGCTACAATGCCCGCCCTTAAAGTGGGGGATCTCCCCTTACCGCTGCACCAGGTGCACGCGGATCTGACCTGTCATCAGAACGAGAACAAACATGTTTAAACCGGAACTCCTTTCCCCGGCGGGAACGCTGCAAAATATGCGTTACGCTTTCGCCTATGGTGCCGACGCCGTTTACGCGGGCCAGCCGCGCTACTCGCTGCGCGTGCGTAACAACGAATTCAACCACGAGAATCTTCAGCTCGGCATCAATGAAGCGCATGCCCTGGGCAAAAAATTCTACGTGGTGGTGAACATCGCGCCGCACAACGCCAAGCTGAAAACGTTCATTCGCGACCTGAAGCCGGTCGTGGAGATGGGGCCGGACGCGCTGATCATGTCGGACCCGGGTTTAATCATGCTGGTTCGGGAGAACTTCCCGGAGATGGACATTCACCTCTCGGTGCAGGCTAACGCCGTCAACTGGGCAACGGTGAAATTCTGGAAACAGATGGGGCTGACCCGCGTCATTCTGTCCCGCGAGCTGTCCCTCGAAGAGATCGAAGAGATCCGCACCCAGGTGCCGGATATGGAGATCGAAATCTTCGTTCACGGCGCGCTGTGCATGGCCTACTCCGGCCGCTGCCTGCTCTCTGGCTACATCAACAAGCGTGACCCGAACCAGGGCACCTGCACCAACGCCTGCCGCTGGGAATATAACGTTCAGGAAGGCAAAGAAGATGACATCGGCAATATCGTGCACAAACACGAGCCGATCCCGGTCACCAACGTTGAGCCAACGCTGGGTATCGGCGCGCCTACCGACAGCGTGTTTATGATCGAAGAAGCCAAACGTCCGGGCGAATACATGACCGCCTTCGAAGACGAGCATGGCACCTACATCATGAACTCCAAAGATCTGCGCGCCATCGCACACGTCGAGCGTTTAACCCAGATGGGCGTACACTCCCTGAAAATCGAAGGCCGCACCAAGTCTTACTACTACTGCGCCCGTACCGCACAGGTGTATCGCAAAGCCATCGACGATGCCGCCGCCGGTAAACCGTTCGACACTAGCCTGCTGGAAACGCTGGAAGGTCTGGCGCATCGCGGCTATACCGAAGGTTTCCTGCGTCGTCACACCCACGACGACTACCAGAACTACGAGCATGGCTACTCGATTTCCGAACGCCAGCAGTTTGTAGGCGACTTCACCGGCGAACGTAAAGGTCCGCTGGCCGCCGTCGCCGTAAAAAACAAATTCACTAAAGGCGACAGCCTGGAGCTGATGACGCCTCAGGGCAACATGAACTTCCGCCTGGAGCACCTGGAAAACAAAAAAGGTGAGGCGATAGAGGTCGCTCCTGGCGACGGCCATGTGGTCTGGCTGCCGGTTCCTGAAGAGGTAGAGCTGGAGTTTGCACTGCTGATGCGTAATTTTGAAGGTGAAAATACCCGAAATCCACACGGCAAATAGTCAATCAACGGGATTTTTTCACGCTGGGATAATTCTTAGAATCGGATCACATACCGCTTCGTTCAATACGGGTATTATCCCCCCGCTGAAAAACATAACCCATAAATGCTAGCTGTACCAGGAACCACCTCCTTAGCCTGCGTAATCTCCCTTACACGGGCTTATTTTTTACGTACAACAAATTGAAATAAAAGGATTTATTTCTGGTCACGTCCACACATTGACCACATCGACAAAAAAGCCCCTCGACTGAGGGGCTTTCTGTTTGTAATTACATCCACATAATTTGCTGCCCTGACGGCAACGGGTGTGGCCTTACGGCGTGGACTTCTCCCGGCTTCACGATGTATCGCTGTACCGACTCATAAGTGATGAACGTGGCGCTGCAATTCACGTTCTGACACTGGTGATAACGCTCTTTTGTCGTGTCAGTGATATAGCGGCTTGTACGCGCATGTGCGGCATGCTGGCATAAAGGACAATGAAACATCGCGAGCACCTCTTCCGGTTTTATTGATGGTGCCATTTTAGTTAATTTATCCTTATAAAACAAACAGATAAAATAAAAACATCACTCATCATCTTCTGTTTCGTACTCCACATCAGAAAGCCTGACCTCAAGCTCTAAGGACGTCGTGAAGCCGCTATTATTCAGAAAATGTGTCACCTTAGTGATTGTCCAGTCCTGCTCGTCTATGACGCGCTTAAAGCCTGACACTTTAACCGGTGTTTCCGTGTAAATATCTGCCCGACCGGTAGCCAGGCTGATGGAGAACTCCGCCACACCCCGTTGCAGTTTATCCCACTTCGCCTGAGCGGCGCGCATGGCCTGCGCTTTCGTGGCATATACCGTAGTCAGGGCAAAAACGTTGTCAGCCTCACCGGCCATGTATTCACCTTCGCGCGCTTCCGGTACTTTTGGCGCTTTCTTCTGCGTGACCGGTTTCGCTTTCGGGTGCTCCAGTGCGCGCAGGTGTTTTTCTTTCTTTTTGCGTTTCAGTTTTACCTTCTGCTTTTGCGGCTTCGGGTCTTTGGTGTGTAACCACTTTGCCGTTACGCCGGTGTAAGCTCCACGGTCAGCAATCGCAAAATGATGACGGTCGCCGTCGCTGCGGGTGATGGTAATCTGCGGGATTTTTTTACCGCTGGCCGTCACCCCCTGCCCCGCTTTGAGAAACAACAGTTTTCCCATTTTTACCGACACCTCACCGCCGTTGCGTTCTGCAAGACGGGTCAGGAATTTCGCATCAGACTCCTGCGACTGGTCGATGTGCGGGATTTTAATTCCGGCCAGTGACGGAGCGACACTGGCTTCCAGCCTGTTACGGGAGGCTATCGCTTCAACAATCGCACCGAGTGTGGTGTCATGCCAGGAGCCTTCCCGGCGGGAATTGAGCGTCCCGCGAAAATCTGCACTCCGGGCGCGGATGGTGACCACATCCGGCGCGCCCCGGTGTTCAACCTCATCAACGGTGAATTTCCCTTTGCATACCAGGGCAAAACCTTTCCAGCCGATATACACCGTCAGGACAGCGCCACGAACCGGTAGCCCGACCTGCCCGTCGGCATCGTTCAGTTCAATATCAAGCTGGTCAGCCTCAAAGCCCCGGTTATCCGTCAGGGTCATGCTCATCAGACGGTCGCTGATATTGCCGGTAATATCCCTGCTGTCGAGCATCAGCATGTAATCCGGCGTCAGCGTACTGCCTGCATCAAATGTCAGTGCATCCAGCATTATCCCGCCCCCGTCATCCCCGTGAATCTGGTCGCCATACTGCCAGCTTTACCGATGAGCGATTCCGCCTGTTTACCGATATCGCCATAAAGCGCGGCCAGTGATTCATCAACGCGGGTGAGCGACAGCGTAAAATCAATTTTCCGGGGTGTGCCGTCTGCAAAGAAAATACTCCCTGTTTCACTTACCCTGCTGATGACATACATGCCGTAAATCATGCCGGTGCCATCCAGCAACGGCCACGCCCGGCCTTCCTCTGCCATCATCCTGAGCGTGGTCATCGTCAGCTTTCCGCCGGTCAGTTCGGGATAAAGCACACCGGCCAGCGTGATGTTTTCCTCACCCACACCGAGAAACTGAAAAGCGTCCCGTTTACCGATACGGGAATTTGACGGCCAGCGATAATCTGATTCACGCTGCATGGTCTGGTGTGGCAGCGTCTGGCGCATAAAAACAAACATACCTAACGCGAGCATCATTTTTCGTCACCTCCTTAACCGTCATGCATCATGCTGGCACGGGCGCGCGCACGTTTATCCCGCTCGTATTTTTCGAGCGCATCCTGTAACTGGCGGTCAAGCTGTGTCCCCGGCGCAGTACCACCCGTCAGGCTGATGTGATATTCGTTTTTACTCTGGTCCACATAAGAGCGGCCAGCCGGTGCCGTAACCGGCTGATAAGCCTGATAACCTGCATAAGAGCTGGTCGCCGGAATATAACCACCGGTGCCATACGTGGCGGCATGAGTCCTTGCGGCGGTCTGGTCAAGTGTGTCTGACTCTTTGTTGATAACCCCGAGTTTTTCCAGTACCCAGTCAATACCGCTGCGCAGTTTGTTGAACGCATTAAGCGGCAGCATCAGCGCGTCAGCCAGTGCCTGCCCGAACATGACACCCGTGTCACGGCAACTGTTCAGGGTGTCCTGAGTGGCTTTGACCGGGGCAATCAGGTTTTTAAACCACTGCCACGCAGCCTGTAACTTTTCGCCCAGCCAGTCAAACACCGGTTTCAGTGGCGTGAACAGCTCCCCCACCGGCGCAAATGCCGCTTTCAGCCCTTCCACCACACCGCCAAAGAATGCGCTGACAGGCTCCCAGTATTTACGGATAAGTAACGCCCCGGCGACAATGGCGGCCACCACGGCCACAACCGGCCAGCTAATCGCCCCGATGGCGGTCATAACAGCACTGCCAACCGTCGTGAAAATTGCCCCCATTGCGCCTGCTGCCGCGATGATGGCATTAATGCCGGTGATAACCGGCCAGGCTACAAGACCAATGGCACCGATGATGCCAGTCAGCGCCAGTGCGCCACCGACAATGAGGCCGATGGTTGACGCCAGTGATTTGTTTTTCTGTATCCAGCCGTCGAGTTTTAACACATACTTTGTGGCCGTCTGCGTAAGCTTACGCAGTGCGCCTTCCTGCTGGTCAAACAGGTCTGTCCCCACCGCCTCATAAGCGGACTGAAACTCCTTAAAGTCACCGCCGAGGTTGTCCTGCATGATATTTACCAGCTCGGCGGTCTTCCCGTCTGAGGCTTTAAACGCAGCGGTCAGTTTGTCCAGCTTTCCGGTTGAGGCGGCAGTCATCAGCACGGCGGCGGCTGAGCTGGCCTCCTCCCCGAAAATGGTTTTCATGTATTCAGCCTGCTGGGCAGTACCGAGCCGGTTTTTCTCAAAACTGGCCTGCATTTCTTTCAGAATGGTAAATACTGGCCGGGTGTTTCCCTTGCTGTCTGAGGTTTTCACACCAAGCTCTTTCAGTGCATCCCATGCTTTTCCCGTCGGTGCCTGCAGGCGGCTTAACACGGCACGGCTTCCCGTCCCCGCCATTGAACCGGTAATTTTTGCATCATGCAGCGCCCCGACCATTGCGGCGGTTTCTTCAATGCTGACACCGGCATTTTTTGCCACAGGTGCGGCATAGGTCAGCGCATCGCTCATGCCGTCAAAATCGGCGGCGGTTTTGTTCATCGTCATGGAGAGAACATCCCCGATATGAGCGACCTTATCGTTTGAAAGCTGAAAGGCGGATTTCATCCCCATCAACAGGGCGGCGTTTTCTTCCATCGTGCGGCGGTTCGCCAGCGCCATGTTCAGCGTGACCGGCGTTGCCGCCTGAATGGCATCAACATCCCCACCGGCTTTCGCAATAATAATCTGCGCACCGGCTGCATCATCTGCCGAGGCGGCGGTATTGTCGCCGAGCTGGCGCGCCTGCTTGCGGAGTGCGGCCATTTCGGCGGAGTCTTTTGCCACACCTAGCACGGCCTGCAATTCTGAGTTTTTCTGCGCAAACTCATAACCGGGCATCAGTAGCTTAACACCGGCCATCGTTCCCGCCGCCGCAATCCCCACACCGGCAGCGCCCACTGAGGCCATATTTCCGGCCAGTTCCTTTCCGGCCTGATAACGCTGTTTTACTGCGTTAAGTTTTGCCTGTTGCGCACTGACACGCGCCAGCGCATCACGCTGACGGTTAAGCTGTGCGGTGGTTTCACTGATACGGTTTTTCAGTCCCTGCTCATCATGTGCAAGATTGCGGGTATTAATTCCCACAGCGGCCAGTTCCCGCTGCTGGCGTTTAACGGAATCTGTCAGGCGGTTATATTTCGCCTGTAAGTCCTCCGCCGCACGCTTTGCGGATTCCAGCACTTTCGCCTGAGCACGGGTCGGACGTTCGGTGTTTTTAAACTGTGTGGCAAGGGCTTCGGCTTCCTGCCGTGCCTTTTCAAGTGCATGACCAGTCACGGCGAGCTGTGCACTGGTCTTGCGGAATCCCTCAATACGGGATGCGTGACCGTTCAGCTCGCGCAGTGATTTTTGTGTTTCCCGGATATCCCCCGACAGCGACCTGCTCGCTGTACGGATGGATTTAAACGGGCGGGATGCCTGGTCAACAGCCCTGAGCAATACCTGTAATTTTACATTGTTACTCATTCGTGCTTCCACTTCGCCGGAGCGCCTTTTCGCGCCATGTGATGAGTTCGGTCAGGCTCATGGGATACAGTTCTGATGGCGGCCAGTGAAATATCACTGCCACATCCGCCATCAGGTCATCGACCGACAGATTTTTCGGGAACGTCACTGCACCGAGTTCGGCGACAAAAAACCGACCACCTTACCGGCCAGCGCCACAAGGTCAGGCAGTTCCAGTGCGGCGACTTCCTGCTCGGTCAGCATCGGTGCAGTCATGCGCGGCAGCACCTTAATCAGTGCATCGACTTCGGAGTTCGCGACCGCAGCCAGACTGACACCGCGCAGCGTCCCGGCACTGGGTTTCATCAGCGTGACCTGTTCGATAACCTGCTCACCACGTTTGACCGGATTGTCCAGGGTAATCACATTTTCTTTGTTCATGGTTTTCTCACTTCTGAATCAGGGTTAACCGGTCAGCCAGGCTGACCGGATGAAAATCACAGGCCGATATTGCGGCGGTGTTGCTCCAGCCGGTCGACGCCGTTCACCTTCTCAATCATGTTGATGGTGTCGATTTCGACCAGCTCCTTACCGTCCATCGTCAGCCGGAAATAGGTACAGACCACGGAGATTTTCGACTCGGTGTCTTCTCCCTGTTTACCCTCGCCGGTATCGATTTCTTTCTGACGTCCACGCATGACCACTTCGACGGCAACCGTTTCGCCGGTATCGTCGCGCTGGTAAGAGCCAGCAAAACGAATCGGCACGGCATCCACGCCGGTTGCTGCGTAAAGCTCCCAGATAACCGAATCCGGGAAGCCACCGAGCGACCACTCCATTGACAGCGCATCGTCATCAAGGCCGAGGTCTACCGGTGCGCTGCCGTTCATCCCCGCACCGCGATAGTTTTCGAGCTTACGGGTCAGTTTTGGTAGCGTGACGGACTTCGCAACGCCCTGATAGCTGTAGCCGTTCAGAAAGACGTTCATTAACTTGAGTTTGCGCGGCATTGCCATCGGTCAGGCTCCTTAATTGCTGTTAACCGAGGTGACCAGATTTGCCAGGTATTTATCGGTAATACGCTGGCGCAGGGTCAGGTTTTCGAGAGGAGGCACCGGGGTATAGTCGTAGTCGATATACAGTTTTCCGGCCTTGAGGGTTTCCGCATCGTTGGATTCTTCGCTGAACCAGCAGGTCGCATCCACGATATAGCCGTTTGTTTTCAGCTCACGGAATTTGGCATTGATGCCGTCAACGATGTCGCGAATCAGCGTTGCGGTGATGGGCTTGTCCACCGCCCACATGTGCGCCTCAGCCATCGTGTCGGCCAGCACCTGCGCGGTGCGGGTGTAGTTTTCAAAGAGGAACAGCGGGTCATCAGAGCAGGTACGGTTACCCCAGAAGCGGAAACCGTCGCGGCGAATCAGCGTTGTGACGCCAGACTCGTTCAACAGGTCAGCATCGGTGCCGGACTCCTGCAAATCCCAGAATACAGATGCGCTGATGCCGGTAACACCGTTTACCCCGACGTTGGACAGCGTTTTATGCCAGCCCTGCTCCTGGTCGATTTTAGCGCGCAGACCCAGCGCACGGGCGGTGGCATACGCGGTGGCGGTGGTACTGGTGACCGTATCCCATGCGAGGAAATCCGGCCAGATGACCATCAGCTCACGCTGGCTGAAATTCTGGCGGTAGGCTTTCACCTCGGAAATGGTCTTACAGCCCCATGCGCTGATATATCCGAAAGCGCGCAGCTTCTGACAGACGGATGCTAGTGCAACAGCCACCTCTTTGGTATCCAGTCCCGGCACACCGAGAATACGCGGTTTAACACCGGTTACCGACTCCGCCGCCAGCAGGGCTTTCAGTCCGGTGTACTGACCGTTTTCGTCGGTGGTGCCGATGATATTGGAAACGGTCTGCGCAAGTTTCGTTTCCTCGTCGTCGCCGGTGCCGTCTTCCACACGCACGACAACGGTGACCGGTTTTGACTGGTCGGCGATGGCCTGCAACGATGCCGCCAGCGTGCCTTTTTTACCGGCCTTTGCAATTGCGCTCTGCACATTGGTAATCAACACCGGTTTATTGAGGGGGAAGGTTTCCGCATCCGCATCGCTGGCCGTGCAGACCATGCCGACAATGGCAGTGGATACGGTGGAAATGACGCGGGTGCCGTCGTTAATCTCCAGCACCTGCACGCCATGATGATAGTCACTCATCCGTTTAACTCCGTGGTTAATGGGTGCAACTATTTTCTGTTGTGCAGAGCATGAGACGCTATTTGACCTGGCTGGCCAGTGGATGAAACAACAGATAAAGAAAAGGCGGGCAATCAGCCCGCCAGCCTTGATTTGCACTCTCTCAATTTCCAACTGACAAAATACGTAGCCAAAACGCTATCAAATCTGACAGCCTGCTTTGAGCGAGAAACAGACATGGATGGCATACAGTGAAAGTAGCCGCACAATGAGCATCACTGCAATTCTGAATTCAAGCTCTAATACTATTGAGACCGTATCATACAGTCACTCGCAAAAATTACTTTACCTGAGTGAAAAAATTGATTCCAAGCAAAATGAAAACTTGTAATTCATTATTACATGCATAATAATGAATAAAAACTTGAGCTATATAAACCAAAGTTGTTCCGAATAGTCCGTTGAGACATCACTCGAATTATAGGAATACAAGGTTTTATTTTTATAAGGAATCGCTCCCATGGGTTTGCAAAGCATAAGAATAAAAAACTTACTATCATTTAATGATGTAATAATAAATTCCCTAGAGGATGTAAATTGCATTGTAGGGATGAATAATGTTGGCAAATCCAATCTTATGAAAATATTGAAATATTTTTACGACAAACTTGACGACATAAAAGTAATACCTCCTGATTTTCATTCTAGTTATACTCCTTCAGGGTCAATAACATTGACTTATGATGTAACAAGAATAAAGAGAATTGTAATGAACCCTAATAACAATGGTCGCTTTCACAAGCATATTTATAACACTTTATTTAAGCCACAATCATTCATCCGAAAGCCGCAGAAATTCTGTCTTCCTTTCATATCTCCTTTGGGTTTCCAAAGAAAAAGCACTTATAGCATTACACTCACAATTTCTAAAGATGACTCCGTAACTTGGTCAATTAGCACACCAAATGCCCGGCATCTAATTAAAACTCTATTTCCTTTTTTCCATATTGAAACCAGACACATTGACTTATACGACTGGAATAGCATATGGAAAATGCTCAGCAGTATAAATTCCTTTAATTTCTCTGAAATAAAAAAAGAAGAACTCCTTGAGTTTTTGAATGAGAAAATATCAACTAAGCGGGGTAGTTACAAGAAGTATATAGAAAGAGTTGAAAATGTAATCCATACTAAACCTTACACCTATAAAGATAAAGTCGTTAATTATCTAAAAATAGTTTTAGATGGCGATATCTTCATAAATAAAGGTGAAGAACTACATGTTCAGTCGGATGGCACGAACTCTCACAAATATCTTGAAATTATACTTAGCCTATTAATTTCATTAACAAGAACAGAATTTATCAATCCAATTATATATATTGATGAACCTGAAATTGGGCTACATCCAAAACTTAGCGAGAACTTTATTGAGAACATAAGCCTGACATATAAAAAGTATGATAAAACCCATGAGGAAATTGAGCCTGGAAAATATTCAACACCATATCCAACTCTTATATTTAGCACTCATTCTCCGAGTTTACTAAAACTCACGCTAAAATCTTTCTTACATAAACAGCAGGTTTTGCATTTTTCAAAAGAACGTGACAACTCGACCAAAATTTCAAAATTAAACTCTAAATATAATGACATTAGATTTATAAATATGCTTAGCGATAATGAGGCCCGTCTATTCTTTAGTGAATACATTCTATTTGTAGAGGGCGCCACAGAAGTTGAATTGTTTAGAAATTATAATCTGCAAAAGCTGTTTCCAGTACTTAAAAGGTTAGATGTGTATGATTGCGATGAAGTAATGTTGAAAAATATAAACCCCAGCTACTCAAATGCAGCCATCCCATTTCTAGTAGTAAAGGATATTGATCAGATTGCCGTTGTTGACTTCGAACATGAACAATTTAAATTTAATTCGAAAGGGAAATCAATTATTAATAAAATCATTAAGAGAGATAAACTACACTATTTTTCGACATACCAAAAACCTTTTCTTAACGCAGCAAAATTTCTTTTAAGCCAAGATGAAAGGAAAGTAACATTCAGTGAAAATGGCCTAAAATTCAGACACTTCAGTATAGGCAGAGTTATAAGCGCAGTTAATTTTTTATCCTCTAAAGATAATGTTTATTATACTTCTACAACGATAGAAGGCTCATTGATCAATGAATTCTCTTTAGAGACATTCTCTTTATGGATCATTGACATAGTAATGAGAAGCTTTAATGTAAATAATAAAAACCCTGTAAAAATGATTAATGCTCTGCTGCAAAAATACGATATTAAAACCCAATCAAAACAACTTTTTCCCAAAATACTTTCAAAATGTGAAACAAATCATAACCTACCATTGCGACACATGAGATTATTGAAAATCATTAAAATTAGATATGCTAAAGAAATAATTGATGAGTTTAAAAAAACCATCCCCGACGTAAAAGACCAAGTTGCTATCTTGCGCCTTATTTTTAGTGGCAAAACAGAAACTCTTGTAAGTATAGAAATGCATTATAAAATTGATCAAAAACCGATACGGCAAGATATATTGGATTATATCAAAGCATTAAAGTCAGAAAATTTCTCTTTTATGAGTTCTTACATAGGAAAGACTTCTGGATGGGTTACAAGCTTCATTGATTTTAGCCTTAATCATTATTCAGCCCTAGATAAAGAAAATGTCGAAAAAAAATTCCGCTTGGCTTTTCCTGAAATTTCGCATATCATCGATCATGCTTCTTCTTCGATAGAAGCTGGAGGGCTCAAATGAGCTGACGCATGCCGTCACTTGCTCCAGCAAACACTAGCTCGGATTGTCTTGCGTCCGCTAAGCCGCTTTAAGCCTCACGGGGTGTAAAGATGTTATTGGTATCGAAGAGGAAGCTTTTACATGAAACATAAAATTAATAAAATTAACAATGATTTTTATAAAAATTTTTATCTAAGAGAAACATTCTCCGATGATATTATTATGACTCACGGAGTCCCTGAGATTTCCAATGACGATTATAAAAGCATTTCATTAAAGAATAGATTATGTTTCACTATAAGAAAAAGCTCCCCGCATAAAAAAATACAAGAAAGACTTATAAAAAATTTCCTAGTAAAAGTTCCTCTTAGCTCACCTGCAATTGCCTATCGTAAAAAATTAAACTATTTGAATTTTCTAGAACCTCATATCCATGGTGAGAACTTTTGTCGAATTGACTTATGTAATTTTTTTCATAACATAAACTATAACTTTGCAAGGGAGTGTTTCAAATCCTACTTTGAAGATGAATATCTGGTAAATAAAAAAATCAAAGTTATTGATGCATTTTTAAATAGTTTATCTATTGAGATTGTAGTCAACAATAAAAAGAAAAAAATATTTCCAATGGGATTCGCCACATCACCTTTCATATCCAATATAATTTTCAGAAAGTTAGATATTTTAATTAAAAGTTTGTGTGACAAAAGAAGCATCATTTACACTCGTTATGCTGATGATATGCTTTTTTCGAGCTCCGGGAAAGACAAACTTCTTGGAAGTGAACATTTTGACAACGAGATATCAACTATTGTCAATACGGCAGGACTGTCCCTCAACAAACATAAAAAAATATTTAAGAAAGGCATAATCTCACTAAACGGCTATGTAATAGAAAATAAAAATGGAGGGGGAGAGAGAGGGAGTATAAGAATATCTAATGGAAAAATGTATTTAATACGGAAAGCACTAGATAAATTTAAAAAGGGATATTCTAAAGAGCATATTTGCAAAAAAGTATTTTCTGTTAAATCACCAACTGTCAAGTATAATAACAATGCAGATCAGTTTGTAACGGATTTTTATAATTCACAATTCTCTAATAAGTTAGCTGGTTATCGTTCATATTTAATATCATTAGTAAAATTTAATGATAAATTCAGATGTTTTCACGAAAACGAAATCACCAAATACTCAGTGATTATTGATGAAATTTCTAATGCACTGCTAAAACCCTAGCCTTAGAAAGTTAATGTTTTGGCCCTAAAGCAAGGGCCTTAATAGTAAAAATAGTTACCAGCATAAGTATTCCTTCAACTAATCACACAAATTAACGTTAGCAACGTTCCCTTTTTACACCGTCTGAGCACTAAGCTGTCGGTCATTCTGGTCTACCATACTATTATACGTAACATCCAAGAGTGTTCCTGCAAACGGTCGTAGAAAATGCGGGCTTCGCCATTTTCTGGCCGACGCCGGTCTCGTCGAGTTCTTCTGACTGTTCAAGTGCAAATGCGCCTGTAGGTATCCCTACAAAAGAAACCATCAACTTTTAGATAGTATCTGGCACTCCAACTCCCGCTGTTGACTCGGAGCGGACTGTCAGATTAGGCTTTACTCTGTACCATAGATACGTTAGCTCACTCCAGAGATCATACAACTTATTGCGGCATGTCCGGCCATTCAGGATTTGAAGGGTCCACACGACTGACCAGAACGCTGTAGCGTTCCCATGCATCCAGTCGACTGCGCTCCTCACCTGTTGCCATATTCAGCCTGACAGCGCGCTCCAGCGGCAAAATTACGGATTCAGCTTCGGAAAGCAAAGCTGCCTTATGTAATTCCGCTAGTTTCTGCTGTTCGTCTGCCGTATAAATCCGCTTAATCACGGCACCATCCTTAAACATCCATTTACCTGAGTCATCAGCACGCCGGTTGGCAGTAATATCAGGAACCTCAACGACGCTAAAACCTTCAGGATTAAGCGTTGAAGCATCTCTGGTGATGGCGACAATAATATTATTTTCATCGTAAACAATCTTTATTGTGTCTGGCTGAAAATTACTTACTTCCTCATACCAGTTTTTTCCGTCTTCGGACCATAACCAGATAACATCAAAATTCTTTGTTAGCTGATATTGCTCTTTTGTTTTTGGATTACCTGACTTAATGTTCTTTAAATGCTGCATTACTTACACCTGCGCAACGTTATACCATGTGCCATTGATGTATTTTTGTATCGGCCTGAAGATGGCCTCATCATCGCCATCTACTTCACCAATGATTCTTAATCCGGTAATCGTGTGTCCGGCTTTTTCATAACGACCACCTCGCGCCATCAATTGAACAACTCGCGTACCCAGGCGAACATCTTTCACATAGCGGGAATCAAAATTCCCCCAGTTGCTGGGTTGCATCTGACCGTTAACAGCAAATATTACCGAGTTATCTGTATTTCGCTGGCTATAGAAATGCCATCCGGACTCATCGCCTAACTCTGCAACCACTGGACGGTTGGAAGCACCCCATAAATTAAAGGTAATATTCTTCGTGGATGTGTTAGAGCTGGATAGCGAGAACTTTTTACTATCCCCTGCCTGAATATTTTTAAAAGCAATAGCCACTCCATTCTGAAAACGGAATACACGCTGACTGTTAGCATAAACATCAAGAATACCGTCTCCATTCTGTTTAAATCCGGTATCATTATCACCAAGGACAATAGAGCTACCACCTAGTGCATTCGTCGTACCAACTCCAAGACAGCCATTAATGACGGCATTAACAAGAATATTTAGTGCATCCCATTTCAGCGTCATCAGGTCTTTTGTTGTGGTACTCTGGCGGCTTCTCCATTTGAAATATTCATTGCCGTTATCCCCCGTTTCAAACCACATGTATGAATCAGCGTCACCATCGGCATCATTTTTAAATCCAATCTTCGCCCAGTCAGTATTTCGAATCCAGGCAAGGATTGAGTCGTTTTCAAAAGTAATCCCGCCGGACAAGGTATCGCCATTCTTTTGCACCGCGTTCCTGGCCCTGTTTACCGTTTCCTGCAAACCGAGGTATTCGATAACGGCAGCAATGGTCGCTTTAGCCAGAATATCCCGCCCGACTTTTGTCAGGGTTGCCAAACTGGCAACATCATTCCCCGTAAAATACGGAAAGCTGTCTGCCGCAGTAGCAAGCCCCGCCAGCGCCGTCAGAGTGGCATCTTTCGGTTGCTTACCCGCAAGCGCATTAGTCATGGAGGTAGCAAAATTCGGGTCATTGCCCAGCGCCGCCGCCAGCTCGTTCAGCGTATTCAGTGCGTCAGGCGACGAGTCTACAATGGCGGCAATCGCGGCCATAACGAAAGCCGTGTTTGCGATCTGAGTATTATTCGTTCCCTGTCGCGCAGTTGGCGTCGTTGGCGTTCCGGTCAGTGCAGGGCTGTTTAATGGCGCTTTTTTGTTCGCTTCATCCATTACCGTCTTAACAGCTTTTGGTGTTGCGGCGAGCGTTTCAGACGTGCTGTTGGTCGCACTGCTTAACTGAGTAAAACCTTTTGCGGTCAGCGAGGCGTCAGGGTGACGTCGTGACTGTTCATGTTCTGCAATTTTGTCATCAACGTAATCCTGCGTTGCCATCACCGTTGTGGTGTCAATGGTCAGCGCCACTGAGGCCACACTGCTGACGATGATGACCATGCGGCAGGTCTGCGAACGCCCTGAGCCTTCGGCAAGGGCAGGCTTATAACTTTCGGCCATGTTCGCCACGGCAATTAACGTTCCCGCATCATCGTACAGGCCAAGCTCACGCATCCAGAAACCGCCCACCTCCGGCGGAATAACCAGCTCTGCGATAATATAATTACTGTTTCGTTTGTCCTGGCTGATTTTGTTCAGCGTATGTCGCCAGACTTCGTGGATAAGCCCGGTCTGTCCGGCATCCGGGACAGGCAATTTACCACCGCCATCCCCGACGGCCATCGTGGTAATGTTGACCTTCCGCCCTCCCGGTGCGGTTGCCGCTGCCAGCTTTGCTGCACCGGCAGTGGTGATAACGGTTTTGAATTTTGTGCTCATTATTCCTCACTTATCCGGGGTAAACCGTAATTACATCGCCGTCGTAAGCCACACCACCGGCGAACAGGTAGCCGGGAATGTCCCGGGTAATGTTCAGGCCAATAAGATGACGGCTTGCAGGTTTGGCATCAGCAATCAGCCGTTCCATTTCCTGATACATTGCCTCTGTGATGCCACTTTCCAGTACACCAATATCAAGCCGGAAGGTGCCGGGCGGGTCACTGTTTTCCCACCACTCCGTCACGTTGATGAGATAGCCGAGCGGCTCCACCACACGCCGGATTGCACCGATAGTGCCCTTATGACAGTGGATGAAATAGGCATCGCGGATAACGGCGCGTTTTGTCGCTTCCGGCCACTTTTCATCCCACCTGTCGACCGAAAACGCCCACGCCAGCCACGGCAGCAGATTTGCCGGACAGGTATCCGGGTTCCACAGTTCACGAATCCTGACCGGCGTTTTTTCAATTTCCGCACAGGCTTTTGCGGCGGCAACTTCAAGCGGTGATGAGCCGGTCGGCAGCAGTCGCGAATCACTCATCCGAGCCTCCGGTCACGACGCGGTATTCGGTACAGAAAGACGCCTGCGTACTGTTGAGCACGATGTCGGCCAGCGGTGCAGTCAGTTCGACACGCTGCACGCCTTCCACATGCAAAGCGGCATAAATGGCAGACAGACGGATGTCGCGCCCCAGCCGGTGCTGTGCCGTGATGTACGCTTCCAGTTTTTTCACGGCAGCAGCGCGTATGGGTTCGCTTTCGGGACCAGGGTAAAGGTAAAGCGTGGCGTTTATCTGGTATTCAACGATGGCGGCAGACTGCACGGTCACGCGGTCGGCCACCGGCCTGACGTCCTCGCCATTAAGGGCGTTACGCACCACCGCCAGCAGGTCTTCGGATGCGACACCGTTATTTTCACGTGACAGCACAGAGATGGTGACGCAGGCCGGAGACGGACTGGTGACAGAGATATCTGCGACACGCCCGTCGGCACTTCGACCATGATACTGATAGGCTCCCACCGACCCGGCGACGCTTAAGCCCTCAAACGCCTGCTGAATACGCAGACGATAATCGGTGTCAGACTCCATCACTGCCGGTGTCGACGGGATGGTCGAATCATCTGCCGGGGTGATAATCAGGCGCGTGGTGTTGTAATTGGCACCAATCACATCAAGGTCATTACCGGCAGCACAGGCCAGCATTACCGCCCGTGCGGCCTCATTCACACGCTGACGCCAGATAAGCTCACGATAAGCATTTTCCTCCAGCAGTTTGACGAGAGGCTCGGATTCCAGCATCAGGGTACGGGCGACCGCCTCCTGCTGGTCCTCCGGGTAAAGGGAAATCAGTGTCGCCTTGCGTTCAGCGAGAATGGTTTCAAAGTCCAGCTCCTCGACTACATCCGGTGCGGGTAGCTGGTTCAGGTCGATAATCGGCATGGTTTCAACTCACAGGGATGGTTAACGAAAGTGGCTGGCCGGTGTCGTTGTGCTGGCCGGTTAACGTGACCGTCATTCGCCCGTCAAAACTGCACGCCGTAGTGACGGATGACAGGGTGACGCGGGGTTCCCATTTCAGCACCGCCATGTAACAGGCGACCTTAATCTGCAACTCAAGCGCCGGGGTCTGCGGCTGGTCAATCATTGACGCCAGCAACGAGCCGTAATCACGACGCATCACCCGTGAGCCGACCGGTGTGCGCAGGATATCGCCGATACTCTGGCTGATATGCTCAAGGTCAGTGACAGTCAGGCCATCACTGCGATTCATTCCGAGATAACGCGCTGTCATAGAGGACTCCCGGTTGTGCCGCCGCTGTCGCCGGGGTGTTTATGGGTATGCAGTACCTTACCGTTTGATGAGAGTTCACCGCCGGTGTGTTCAATGTTGCCGCGCATCGTCCCGCCCTTCTGCACTTCCAGCGTGCCGGTAATCAGCCTGTTGGTGCAGACCACCTCCGGTGTGTCCAGGGTGACGCGGGTTGATGCTTTCACCGTGACCACCGGCACCGTGGCAGTAACAGAATCAGAAGCCGTCACGCTGGCCGTTTTAATTCCGCTTACCGTGAGTGCACTGGTTTCGGGTTCATACTCAATCACCGCCCCGTCAGGGAAACGGATATGCAGGGCATCCGCCGACGCAGACGGCGCGGGGTTATCGCCGGAATAAATCCCCGGCAGAACAAACGCCGTGTCAAGTTCACCGCCCACGGCCAGAATCAGCACCTGCTCCCCCACGGAAGGTGCCCACCATGTGCGCGAACGCCCGGCACGACAGGTCAGCCACTGAAGCCAGTCGGTGCACATGCCGCCGGTCTGCACACGGCAGCGACCGGCGTTAAGGTCGGTTTCGACGACAAGGCCGGTGCGAATCATGTTGCGCAGTGCGCGCGCGAGTTCCTGAATATTTGCGAGAGTGTTCATAACGGGAAGGATGCCGCCGGGTCATACCGGCGGCAATGTGACGATGAGGTGTCGGGAATGGCACAACTAACGGTCGAGGTGCGCCAGAATAATCTCTTCAATCATCTGCACATCCTCACCGGTAAAGCCGAGCAGGGGACGCGCCGGATAATCAATTTTCTTACCATCTTTCCGGTTTTCTTCCGACAGACCGAACTGATGCACACTGGCGATTTTCGGTGACTTCCCGCCGTAAAACTCCATTGATGCCTGTTCCGGGCTGGCGCGGATATGCAAAAAACGACTGGTGATAAGTTTCGCAAACATTTTTCGCTTAACACGACCAGTCTTTTTTCTGGCGCTCTGCTGCTGGCGTGGCGCGTAGGGTGTGCCGTCCGGGGCTTTCTGAGCCATCACCCGACGCTGCTGACTCTGCCGCAGACGTTTCGCCAGTTCGGCGCTCAGTCGCCGACGCCCTGACGGTGACAGCGATTCAATCAGTCCGGTCAGCCGGTCTTCAAAACGCTTAAACTCATTCATCCCACTTGCTCACCAGTTCGCCATTGATATAAAGCTCCACCGGGCGGGTGACCGGCTCCGGCGGCAGAGGTTCCGGGATATTCTTCACATGCAGCGCGCCGTCCACCTCACTGACCAGCGTGCGCTCGGTCAGCATCAGGCTGATGCTGATATCAAAGCTGCTGTCATTGTTGATGTCTGCATAAAACGTGAAGCCCTTTTTCTGGCCTTCGTCGGTGGTCATGATGTCGGGCTGATTTTCCCGCAGCCACGCCAGCACCGGCACGATGAGCAGGTCAAAATCACCGGTAAAGTCGGTCACAATGACATTGAGCGTGTAACGCTTTTCAAATGACAGCGACGTCGCCAGTGTGGAGGCAATACTCCCGTTATCCACGAATATCCGAAGCATCTCGGGACTGGTTTTCAGCACCGTGACGGCATCAGTCAGCGCCCTGCGCAGGCTGTCGGGTTTGAGCATCGTTTTCGTCCTGACAGTGTTTAATCATTTTTACCTGGCTGGCACAGCGTGCCAGCGCGTTCTCAAGCTGTCGGATATCGGCACTTAAATCGCCGTTCGTCTCCGGGTCACTGCCCGGCATCTGGCAAAGGCTCACTTTCGGGCAAGCGTTGGCGACAATCACTGGCGTCTGTGCAGACCGGGCGCTGGTGCAACCGGCGCACAGCATCAGGCAGGCCAGCGCCGTACCAGCGGCGAAAATCTTCGTTTTCATTCAGTAACCTCGTGATGGTTTTCTCGCGCTGTGCTTCACGCTTCGCCGCGTTCTCCAGTTCCTGACGCAGTGCCACCTGCGCCAGCTCGTTTTTGTCTGCTCTGGTGAGGGCAACATGAAGCTGATTTTTCAGCATGGTGATGGTCGTCTGCTGCCCGTTGGCGACGTTGTTCGCCCTGTCCAGCGAGGTGCGCAGGCTGGCGTTTTCATGCTTCGCCAGAAACAGACCGGCCACCGCCAGTGATAACAACACAACCAGCACAATCATCAGCTTTGACATGGTTCCCGCCCCTCAAAACGCTGACGACAGGCCGTGCGTATCAACCGGAAGAACACCGACGCCACGAGGTAAATCAGCGCGGTAAAAATCCACCCGGCAGTGACCAGCGAGATAAACGTCGCCACCATCACCACCAGAGCCGCCGCCCGTCTGCGCCACGGCACCGGCTGCAAAAACAGCGACGCGACAATATTCACGGCCAGCGATTCTGGCGGCAGCTCCCGCCCGTAGCGTTCCAGCACATACTCAGTGGCATACACGCCGACACCACCGGCAACCACACAGATAACCGTCGCCAGAATCGCCCAGGCGGCGACAAAATTGACGGCCACGCTCTGCGGGTAAATCAGGAACAGTGCCAGCATCAGCGCCAGCGACACGTTCAGCATCAGTGAAAGGGATAATTTCTTCATGGTGTTTACTCCGTTTAAGCCGGTACGCCGCCAGCGGTACGCCAGACGGTGACCAGTTTTTCCAGTGAATGCTCACGCTGACCGTAACCGGCACCCGGCAGGGACGCCCAGATATTGCGACAGCGTGAAATGGCTCGCTCAATGCGTCCCGCCCGGATGTCATCCAGTGCACCGCGTTCGCGGATCAACTGAATGGCAAGTCTGTCCTGTGACAACGGACTGAAATCCGGCAGGGCAAGCTGTTTGCGGTAATGCGGCCAGAACAGGTAAAGATGCTGATAGCGACCTGAGGCCGTGGATTTTTCACCGCGACGGTTAAACACCTTCGCCGGTCGGCCATGTGCGAACGGGTGGTCACTGTAGTCGGTGAAGATTTCCGGCTTCCCGTCCAGTCCGGTGACTATCACGTCATAGCCCCGGTTTTTCGTCAGCGGATGGTTTGCCGTCCCTTCGGACACGGCCAGCATGTCGAGAAAGGCGGCGATATTCTGATGCGTGTTAATAACCGGCATTACGGTTTCCCCCTACCCTTAAAGCGGCGCTGAATGGCAATCTCAATCACCTGATAACCGGCGATACCCAGCATGGAGCCGATACCGCACACCGCAGGCAGTGACAGGTCAGGAAACTGCACCAGAACAACACCGGCAACCATCGAGACAAAACCACCGAGCAACATGCGCCCGATAAACAGACGCGGGGTGATGGGTTCACCACCGGCAAGCACCTTGCCGACAACAATCAGCACCCCAATCATGAAAAGCGACAGGACGCTTTTTTCTTCTGCTGTCATGCGTTACTCCCACAGATTGACAGTTTCAGCCACGGGCGCGGTCTGAACGTCGGGCAGTTCGACGGCGGTGCCGTGTGGCAGCACCGCACCCAGTTCAGCCAGTCCCGGATTTGCGGCGAGCACGGTCTCAACCACGCCCTCAGTGCGCCCGTAATACCGGACACAAATGGCGTCGAGCGTGTCGCCCTGTAGCGCAAAGGTCTTCATCAGATTTGACTCACGATGCAGCGCGGCTTGTCCTGGATGCGCGCCACTGCCCAGCGCATATCTCGCCACAGCTCATCAATGGTGCTGTCAATGCTGTCGGCCTTCTTGTCGCCTTTCGCACTGGCATCCACACCGCGATAACGTTCATAAAGCGACGCGGTCGCCATCGCACACACGGCGCGCTCGTAGTAAAAAACTTTGATGCTTTCACCGTCGATGTCGTCCGCCGGGACGTCCGCCAGACGCGTAAAACCGGCGGCAATTTTCTGTTCGCGGTACTCGTACAGCTCCGCATTCGTCTCCGCCATGCCTGACTTGATGGCCTCACGCAGACGGGCGGGGGCGACGGTCTGCTCAAGGCGCATACGTTCCCGGACGCGCTTCGGGTCGATATCGGGAAAAAAGAACGTGTTTTTAATCACCGGCTCGTCGCCTGCCGGTTGCGGGATGACCACCGTACCCTCACCGGACACGGGAGCCTCCTTTCGCGGAATAATCAGCGTCATCATGACTACCTCTGAAAAGTCGGGCGGTGGACGCCGGTGCAGTGTCAGGTGATTCACCCTCACTGACCGGCGTGCCGCCCTGGCGCGGGGCGCATTCGGTTGTTAACTGGCTTTCTTTTTCGGGCGTCCACGTTTTGCCGGTGTCACGCTCCGGGTCTTACGCGGGGCGCGGGTGGCCGCTTTGGGCTGCGGCTCCGGCTTCGGTTTCAGCTCCCGCTCCAGTCGTTCAATCTCTTTTTTGACGCCTGCCTGACAGTCGAGCTGTGTCGCACGTTGCAGGTGAGCCAGCGCACCGGCGGCATCACCACCGTCACGCAGAAACAGACCGGTAATTTTGTGCAGCTTTGCGCGCACTTCATCAGGCATGTCAGCCGTGGCGGTCAGTTCAAGGGTCTCCGTCAGCAGGCGGGTATCCACAGACTCACCGGCAGCGTGAGCGCGCATGGCCGCAAGCGCTACCTCCTCGGTGAACATGTACGGCGGGGTACGGCGGTGTTTACCCGGCATGGTCAGACCGTACTTCAGGGCATAACGGGCAATCTCCAGCGCACCGGCAATATCGCCGGTATCCAGACGCCACAGCATGACCGTCATCAGAATGTCATCCTGTGCACCTTTGCCCTGCTCCAGCACGCCGTTTACCCACGGCAACCAGAACGGCAGCAGTTCGCGTTTTTTCGCGGCCTTCAGCTCTTTTGAATAAATCGCTTTCAGTGTGCGCTGGTCTGCGGCGAGCTTAACCAGCATCTGCTCATAGACAGTTGCATGTCGCAGCGGGGCGGCTTCCCGCTGCGCGGTCATCGCTGCCGAGACCCGCATCATGTGGCGCTGTGCGGGACTCGTCATCGGTTACGCTCCAGGCTCTGCGGTCGCTTTAGCCAGTGTGGAGAAATCACCGACCTTAATTTTTTCCACCAGACAACCGGCGGCGTAGTCTTCCACCACGTAATCAATGTTCATTGACTCGTAGTTCTCCACGCGGTCGAGTTTCGGGTTTTCCTCAATCACGCGGCGATGGCTGTCATCCATGTAGTAGATGGACAGGTTTTCCAGCTTTGTGATGAGCATCGCATCCGCCGGGAAGTACGGGACGCGTACCGCCGGCAGGTTACCGATGCGTTTCTGGCTGATGATGACGTCAGCGGCCAGCATTTCGCTGTTGTCCTGCTCCTTGTTGACGATGGGAAAATACTTGTCCGCCAGTAGCTGACGTCCCACAATCACCACAAGGTCAGGGTCTTCCTGATACCACGGCTCAATCAGGTTGTTGGTCGCATCCATCACCAGTGCGTCAAGGCTGGCATAATCACCGCCCTTACCCACGCGGATAACCTCAGAGGTGGTGTGCCCTTCCTCGTCAGTGACCTTGCTCATCACGCGCGCCGGTGCTTCATTGCGGTATTTCTGCAGCCAGCCGACCGCCACATCCTGTAGCATCGGATTACTGCTGCGGTCAGAGGTTTCGGCACGCCTCACGCCGTTAAAACCGGCCATGATTAAATCAAGGGACTGGCGTTTGATAATGGCGTTACGGACACGGAGCTGGAAATCCTGATAACGCGCCCACAGGTCAAGCGTTTTGTAGCGGATATAAAAATCGAAGTTAATCTGGTCGCATTCGTACTTGTTTGACGCCAGCTTCGAGAAGTCCTTCGGCTGACGCTCGGTGCCACCGGCGGTGTCGCTGGTGCTGGCGATGGAGCCGGTGACACCAATACCAATTTTTTCCCCTTTCATTTCGCTGACCGGCACAATGTTGATGCGGGTCAGAAAGTCAGAGGACTCCTGCATGGTGTTCATCAGGGTCTGGGTGACCGACGGTTCAACGGTGAATTTTTTCGACACATCACCGGCGTCGATGCCGTTCAGTTCGGCAACACGGGACAGGTAGGCATTAAATTTAAAGCGGGTTTCCTGGCGCATAGTTTTTCCTGAAATTAAGGGTTAATCGTGAAGGTTTTCCCGGACTGACTGACACCGGTCAGCAGTTCGTCATCAGGGCGTCACCGCCACCGCCGGTGGCTTTACTGCGGCGCTGCTGGGTCAGACTTTCGGTGTGGTCGAGACTGTTTTTCAGGCGGGTGAATGCCTGACTGGTTTCATCCGCCCTGTCAGTCACATCCTGCTTAAGTGCGGAAAAGGCGGTTTCCATCTCAGCAAGGCGCTGCTCAGTGGCGCTCAGTTTTTCCTGCACATGCTCAGCGACAGCGGTCACCGCTTCATGCACGTCATTCAGACGGGCGTCATCGCTGGCCTGTTTGCGGCCAAAAATGGATTTCACCTTTTCGGTCAGGGCTGTGAACACGGTTTCAGGCAGGTCTTCAAATTCCAGCTCAACAGGCGTTGCCACTGAAATCAGGTTTTCAGGGCTTAATTTGAAGCGGTTCAGGGGGTTGTGTTTTGCCGTGCGGCAGAATTCCAGGTATTCCGTACCGAGGCTTGCCGGGTCATCGGTGACGGCCAGCCCCACCAGATAACATTTGCCGGTGTTGGCAAAGTTCGGCTGAATTTCCATTGAGGTGTAGACCTTCTGCGCGGCCTTGTTCATCGCGATAAGGTCATCGGTCGGGGTGATTTTCGCAAACAGCGCCCATTTGCCTTTCAGCGCCGAATCGTCATCAATCTTTTCGGCCTTCAGTTCGACCACATCGCCATAACGTTTAAAAATGCCGTCAGGCAGGATGCCGCGCAGATGTTCCAGGTTAATGCGGCAACCATAGACTCGCGGGTCAAAGGTTTCGGCCATTTCCTGAATATCCTGCGCACTGATGACACGCCCGTCACAGGTGTCACCCTCAACGCCGATACGAAAGAATTTTGAGACTTTTTTTGCCATTGTCAGGAGTCCTGAATAGTGATTAGAGGAGTCACATGTCGGCATCAGTTTCCCGACGATGCGCATCCTCCGCCATCAGTCCCGGATGGCTTATCACTGACACAACAGCACCTTAGCGAATCGCGGGGCGCGACTCAGTAGCCTTGCCGTGTATTCATCACGGCGAGGTATTCATGACCATCACCACAGACACCACTCTTTTGCACGACCCGCGTCGTCAGGCGGCGCTGCTGTACTGGCAGGGGTTTTCCGTGCCGCAGATTGCCGCCATGTTGCAGATGAAACGCCCGACGGTGCAGAGCTGGAAACAGCGCGACGGCTGGGACAGCGTTGCCCCCATCAGCCGTGTCGAAATGAGTCTGGAAGCGCGGCTGACCCAGCTCATTATCAAACCGCAGAAAACCGGCGGTGACTTCAAGGAAATTGACCTGCTCGGACGCCAGATTGAACGACTGGCACGGGTAAACCGCTACAACCAGACCGGCAACGAGGCAGACCTTAATCCGAACATCGCTAACCGCAACAAAGGCGGGCGACGCAAACCGAAAAAGAATTTTTTCAGCGACGAGGCTATCGAAAAGCTGGAGCAGATTTTCTTTGAGCAGTCTTTCGAATATCAGTTGCACTGGTATCGCGCCGGGCTTGAGCACCGCATCCGCGATATCCTGAAATCCCGCCAGATTGGCGCGACGTTTTATTTTTCCCGCGAGGCGCTGCTGCGCGCCCTGAAAACCGGTCATAACCAGATTTTTCTGTCGGCCAGTAAAACGCAGGCGTATGTGTTCCGCGAATACATCATCGCCTTTGCCCGGCTGGTTGACGTTGACCTGACCGGTGACCCGATTGCCCTGGGCAATAACGGCGCAAAACTGATTTTTCTCGGCACCAACTCCAACACCGCACAGAGCCATAACGGCGACCTGTACGTCGACGAGATTTTCTGGATCCCGAATTTTCAGGTACTGCGTAAGGTGGCATCAGGTATGGCCTCACAGAGTCACCTGCGCTCGACCTATTTCTCCACCCCGTCCACGCTGGCGCACGACGCCTACCCGTTCTGGTCGGGGGAACTGTTTAACCGGGGACGCGCCAGCGCCGCTGAACGCGTGGAAATCGACGTCAGTCATAACGCCCTTGCCGGTGGGCTTCTCTGTGCGGACGGCCAGTGGCGGCAGATTGTCACCATTGAGGACGCGCTGAAAGGCGGCTGCACGCTGTTCGACATTGAGCAGCTCAAACGTGAAAACAGCGCCGACGATTTTAAAAACCTGTTCATGTGTGAATTTGTTGACGACAAGGCGTCGGTGTTCCCGTTCGAGGAGCTGCAACGCTGCATGGTCGACACGCTGGAAGAATGGGAAGACTATGCGCCGTTTGCCGCCAATCCGTTCGGCTCCCGCCCGGTATGGATTGGTTACGACCCGTCACACCGTGGCGACAGCGCCGGATGCGTGGTACTGGCACCGCCGGTGGTGGCCGGTGGCAAATTCAGAATACTTGAGCGTCACCAGTGGAAAGGCATGGACTTTGCCACTCAGGCTGAATCCATCCGCAAACTCACTGAAAAATACAACGTCGAATACATCGGAATTGATGCCACCGGCCTCGGTGTCGGCGTGTTCCAGCTCGTGCGCTCGTTCTATCCCGCCGCGCGCGATATCCGCTACACACCGGAAATGAAAACCGCAATGGTGCTCAAGGCAAAAGACGTTATCCGTCGTGGCTGTCTGGAATATGACGTCAGCGCCACCGACATCACCAGCTCGTTTATGGCTATCCGCAAGACCATGACCAGCAGCGGACGCAGCGCCACCTATGAGGCCAGCCGCAGCGAGGAAGCCAGCCACGCCGACCTCGCCTGGGCGACCATGCACGCCCTGTTAAATGAGCCACTCACCGCCGGTATCAGCACCTCGCTGACATCCACCATTCTGGAGTTTTACTGATGAGCAAGAAAAAAGGGAAAACACCGCAACCTGCGGCAAAAAAAATGACCGCCAGCGCCCCGAAAATGGAGGCATTCACCTTTGGTGAGCCGGTGCCGGTACTCGACCGCCGTGACATTCTGGATTACGTCGAGTGCATCAGTAACGGCAGATGGTATGAGCCACCGGTCAGCTTTACCGGTCTGGCAAAAAGCCTGCGTGCTGCCGTACATCACAGCTCACCGATTTACGTCAAACGTAATATTCTGGCTTCAACGTTTATTCCGCACCCGTGGCTTTCCCAGCAGGATTTCAGCCGCTTTGTGCTGGATTTTCTGGTGTTCGGTAATGCGTTTCTGGAAAAGCGTTACAGCACCACCGGTAAGGTCATCAGACTGGAAACCTCACCGGCAAAATATACCCGCCGTGGTGTGGAAGAGGATGTTTACTGGTGGGTGCCGTCCTTCAACGAGCCGACAGCCTTCGCGCCCGGCTCCGTGTTTCACCTGCTGGAGCCCGATATTAATCAGGAGCTGTACGGCCTGCCGGAATATCTGAGCGCCCTTAACTCTGCCTGGCTGAATGAGTCGGCCACGCTGTTCCGCCGCAAGTATTACGAAAACGGCGCACATGCCGGATACATCATGTACGTCACTGATGCCGTGCAGGATCGCAACGATATCGAAATGCTTCGCGAAAACATGGTGAAGTCGAAAGGCCGCAACAACTTTAAAAACCTGTTTCTCTATGCCCCGCAGGGGAAAGCCGACGGCATTAAAATTATCCCGCTCAGTGAAGTGGCAACGAAGGACGATTTTTTTAATATCAAAAAAGCCAGCGCCGCTGACCTGCTGGACGCGCACCGCATCCCCTTTCAGTTGATGGGCGGCAAGCCGGAGAACGTCGGGTCGCTGGGCGATATTGAGAAAGTGGCAAAGGTCTTTGTCCGCAATGAGCTTATCCCGTTACAGGACAGGATCCGCGAGATAAACGGCTGGCTCGGTCAGGAGGTCATCCGCTTTAAAAACTACTCACTGGACACTGACAACGGCTGAACATCGCCGCCTGCGGGCGGCTTTTTTACACCCCGTCATCACGCCCTCACACGTTCGCCACTGTACAAAACACCCCGCAGACACACCAACGCCCCGGCAGGCCGACTAAACGCCATCACGACGCGCTCAGACGCTGAAAAAATAAAATCAGCACCACCGCCAGCGCGCAGTGCTTTCCCCGCCTCGCCCGCCCGCTTCATGGGTCGGTTTTAATGCAGGTGCACGAACACACTGGAGACGCACCAGTACTGGCGGTGGTCACGTAGATCCGCCCCTTAAAAGCCATGCAGAATAATGCAACTATTGCGGGCGTCGGCTAATCATCTTCTAAAGGTGGAATTTTGATGCCACTAATTAGCAGTACTTTCCGGTATGCCTCAAAAATAATGTTGTGTGTTTTTTGTAAATCATCGAGCATTTTTTGCCGTCCTGCTGGGGTATCTTTGGCAAAATTATGAGCGCGAAAAAAATCATGTGCCAAGTAGTTTCTGGCTTTAAGAGCATCTGACACATACTCCAGTGTATCAGCATCCTCCACCATCCTAGACTTCAGTGCGTAATTCAATTTACCCAGCGTGTATTTATCCATTTCTAAAAACTGTTTTTTCAGCGACTGTATATCTTTCCCCTGACTCATATCATACTCAGTGATAACATTTATCAACTCAGTCTCCAGTAATTGAGCTGCTTCCGAAGCATAACCAAATTTCCAATAAACCGTATCAAGCGTCACCATATAATCTATTCCCCATATAACAAATCACACCCCAAATTAAATCATAATACATAATTAAATCTAACGCCTCGCTGCACCAGAAGAAGTCATGTTAACGCTTATCATGGAACTTTTTCCATTTTGTCATCAACTTTCCAGCATCAAGTTCTACATGATGCGGTTGTAGAGTTTTACCCTCAAACATAGTTTTGTGGATACAATTAATAGAAAAATGAACCGTTAAGTCCTCTGGATTAATCCCCATTAATCCTTTATCAAACATTCGGTGTAAACTTACTTCAAGTAACAGGCCATTAGATGTGTTATTATTTGCTGATTCTGTTATTGCTTCAATATGTGCGGCTTCCAATATCCCCTCTGGCAATGGATAGCCAGTAATAGCACATCTGCCATTGAAGTTATCCCAAACACGGCGTTTGAAATCAGCTTGATCTCCAGCATGACGGACTTTGTGAGTAACCTCGACTGTTCGTCCTGTAGCACAGGTATCGTTTGCGGCCTTGAAAGGATTAGTTAGACTTTCATTAATGGCTATATCCGTTCCATCCATGATAAGAGATATTTCATTATTGGGTTCGGATGATGTTAATGGACTTATGTACTGATTGCTTAAAAAAGTCATACTAGATTCTTCATCAGTCGCGAGTTTCCACGCTTCTGATTGTGTCATTGTTAGCAATGCCGTTTGATAAACTTGCTTATTAAAATAACGTTTATCTTTCTTGTCACTCCCCATATTAATAGTACTAGATTTAATCGGAAGTGTTTTATCACCAATTAGTAGATCACGTATTTCTACAGTCTCTTCTAAGGTATCAATAGGAGCTACTATAGGGTTAGTCAACGGGTTATCTACATGATCTACGTGGTTGTGTCGTAAATGCCACTCTATAGCACTATCTTTTATATGTATCTCGCAGACAGGGCATACAATAAGCCCCATAGATGTTACAGGTAGCTTTTTGCCACCGATTAAGCGTAATGTATTTGCATTCTGGTTATGTACTTTCTTTTGGTTCTGTGTCAGTACACTACGCTTAGCCTCTAAACGGGTCGGAATCTTAGCAAGATTAAGCGATTTACGGCTCTCTTGTCTCTCAAGATCATAGATCCGAATCCCTGCTCCAGTTTTGATTTTTGTCCACATAGAGATAGAACTAAGGAATTTATGTCCATGTACTTTTTCATAATCAGCATAAGCTTGCAAAGTAGCAGTGGAACTATCTAATCCTTTTTTACGGAGTGCTGTATATTGCTGAAAAAGATTAATAGCATGAGCTGTAATAGAGCGCCTATTCTCTATAATTTGCGTTTTTTTTGCTGCTTGTTCTGCTTGCAATGCTTTTTGTTCAGGGGTAAGCGACTTCTTTTTGGCTTTCTTGGTTCTTTTCTTACTCAAAGTTTTCTTACTGTTATTGTTCATTTTGCAAGCCTTTAATCTAATTCATGGAAAGGGGCATTCACTTGCCCTGTATCCAGTAAACTGACATAACACGATATAAGCAAGCTCCGTAATTCTTTCATGTTAATCATCAATGGTCCATTGTGAATCCCGGCCACTCATCAGCGACCGGATACGTGAATTTTTTACCGTCGTAATTTACAGTCGCGCCACGCGCCAGCGCCTCAAGCTCCCATCGCTGCGGCCTGATACCGTTCTGAGCAAGGTCAACGCGGATACGGGTGATTTGCATTCGTTCCGACCTGTTCAGTCTGGCCGATGGCGCTATTTCATGCGGTTTTAACGGGCTTCCGTTTCTTTGCTGACGGTTTGGTCTTCTCAGGCCGTGTTTTAATGCGCTTCTGAGCGCCCTCACGACCTCCGGGTCATTCCATTCGATAACACCGTCATCAACCAGATTAAGCACGGCTGCGGCGTGCTCAGAAGGTGTGGGAGCCGGTAACGAAGTATCACCACCGGTGAGCTTTCCACAGTTATTGACAGGACTCCGAGGCGCGGCGATGCCGCTTTTTAAAGTCAAAGGCTCAACGACCGGAACTTTCGGCACAATGCGCCAGTCCGTCGTTCTGGTGATATGAATATGACGCGCGCCGAGATGCGGCGCGTAAATGCCGACCACTCTCTCGACTTCTTCCTCATACTCGTTAACGTCATCCGACGGGCTACGGGCGACCCTGACAGTCTGACAATCGCGCGGGACATTTGCCCCACCCTGCGCGCTGATATACAACGCAAAATCACCACTGTCTGCGGCGGCGCGTGCAGCCTCGACGCGTTCGTCAAACTCATCAGCAATGCTGACGCCGCGAGGCAATTTGCGTAGTTCACGGTAAGCCCCCATTGTCGGCAGGCCAACCGTTTTAAATTGCGGAATGCGCCACGTTGACGCCCATGCGGTAACAGCCGCGGCAGTATCTTTCAGCGGCCTGCCAGTATCGTTATCGAGCTGACCATCCAGTGCATAGCCGTCGATGTTTTTTGAGATGTATTTCGCGATATATCCCGCAGCACCGCCCCGGTTAAGGTGTTTTGCCTGAAAACGGTTTCGCGCAGCGCCTCTTTCGTCACCATCCTCTTTGAGCGCATAGCGACGCATGATTTCGATAATCTGGTTACGCTGGCGTGGATTACAAAAAAGCATCATATGCCAGTGCGGCGTTCCGTCGTGGTGTGGCTCAACGACACGCAAACCGTAGACCTGTAAATCATTATCCTTGAATGCCGTCCGCATCAGGCTCCAGATACGGCAGAGATAACGCTGCGCATCCTTTGGATTAAATGCCTCATCGTTCCAGCCGTGATTAAGCTGAACGGTTTTACTTTCGCCTTTTCCGACCTGACGTGTCGGGTGATACTTTGACGGCGCGGTCAGCGTGATAAACATCCCCACATCACCCTCTGCGGCGGCGTAACGCTCAATACCGGCAATGGTGTTCATCAGCTCCATCCGGCGAATTTCAGGATTAGAAATACTGCCCATCACCTTACTGATAAGGTCGATGCGCTCGCCGGTTTCCCTGTTTTCAAGGTCACACGATTTAAGAAATTCCAGATTTGCCTGGCGGCGTGCACGTACATCACGAATGGCATGTTTACTGGCATAAGGAGAACGGTCTTTATTCACCTCCCCGACAGCAATCAGTAACGCCTCATGCCAGCGCATACGCTGGCCTTTAAGCTGATGAGTCCACCACTCATCGTTAAACAGACGGGCAATGGCAGAATATGCCTGCCTCGTGGTTATCTGTCCTTTACGGTATTTTTTCCAGTAGAGCGGGGAAATATTGAAAGCACGTGCAGCGCCAGCAACATGACCATACAGATGATCCTGCGCCTCATCCGTAAACAGCGATTCTTTTTCGCCATGCGCATCCACCCAGGCATCGCAGAGTTCCTCATACATCATGAAAAGCTGCGATGAGATACGGGCGGCAAACTTTTTCAGCTCCTTGTCATTCATCCCCGGCAGACGCGCATAATGGTCACGCTCTGCCAAAAACAGCAACGACGCGTCGGTGTTCATTTCATGGCGCTGATTCACACGCTCAATGCGCGGCCATAAACGACGCTGAAAAGTGGATGTGAGGAAATAAAACCCGTGCACCGGGCTTTTATTGCGCCGGATGTAGTCATAGCGTGAAGTAAACAGCGAGCGCAAAAAGTAAGGCAGGCGGTTAATCGTGGATAAAACACCTTGCACCTGACGCATCTCATCACGTGTAAGGGGTCTTTCGCGCCCGACAGCCTCGCGTGGCGCGTTCCATGCATAAGCACCGGCAAACGTCTTACCGGTGCCTGCGGCAAATGCTGACGGAGGGACAAAACGCCCGGAGGCTTTAACGGCCATATGAGCCAAAAGCCTCTGAACAACGCTTGCTGAGTTGCTCAACCTGCGCGTTTAAATCAGCAAAAGACTTTGCGCTTCCGGTCAGAATATCGTGATGCATCAGGCCGGAAACGAGCTGGCTTAATTTCGGGTAATAACCAACCACCGCCAGCCATTCCTGACCGGCGTTTTTACCGCTTTCCGCTCTCTTTTTCTCGTGGAGAATAAACTGAAAGCTGTCACTGGTAACGACATAACGTTCGCCAATTTCAATACGAATACTCATGCCGTTCTCCGGTAATGTTTGTTTTTTGCTTCAAAGACTGACTGACAGGAAACACAACGCGTGGCTGACGGATAAGCCGCACGACGGGCAGCAGGTATTGGCGCGTCACACTCTTCGCAAACCAGCGCAGAAGCACAGCAATGTTTTACCCTTGCCGCGTTAATCTGGCGCTCCAGTAATTCAGCCTGTTGTTCCTGAATAAAATCTACGTTGTCCGGCATTACCAGCTCCTTTTGTCGTTCAGCTTCTTAAATTCATCAGCGCAATAACTGGCGAGTTCTGTCATTAATTTTGTCAGTTCATCCACTGAGGAAACTTGCTTGTGGAATACAGCGCGTTTAACAAGTAAATTGACCACATCAGACAGGAGGTTTAATTCACTCTGATAAATTGCGATAACAGATTCAGTTATTTCGCGCTTCTCTTTATCAATACCAAGTTGAATAAGAGACAAATCACCATTTTTCATAACGGCGATTTTTAAGGCGTTATTCAGTAATACAACCGAACGAGAACAGGACATCAAAGTACCTCCCCGCGAGACAATCCGATATTGTGAAATTTTTCCGACTCCTGACTGAGCAGCTCGACTATCTCCACGCGGGATAACTCCGCCTTTGTGATGTGGCGAATCATGGCGTCAAGATGAGAAGAAAAGCGCGTCGCAGCGTCGGCCTGTGCTTCGGTTCTGGCCTGTTGCAGCAGTAATGCGTATATACCGCACTGATTTTCAGAAACTGTATGCATGACTTTCTCCAGGCAAAAAGAAGCCCCGCACAATTAAGTGCGTTAAAAACTCTGGTTAATTACTTAATGCAGATATTGCTCTGGTTTTACCGACGTCAGAATTGTCGGCGCATACTCAAACAGGCTGAATAATTCACGTAATGCACGGAATAAAGCATCACGCCAGTAACATGATTCTTCATTAATTCGCCAGTATGGCTGGTTAAATTCTTTTTCTGTCAGTCGTGCGTGCATAAATAAAGTACGGCGCTGACTGACGGTTAAAAAACTAATATATGCATACTCACTTGCGCCAACCTGACGGCGTTTTGAGAATGCCCCACGCAGTTCATCAATTGCACAAACCAGCCGTTCACGTTCGACGTCGTTCATTTCTTCAAAACGCATCGTTGCGTGACGTTGTTTTAACTGCGCATGAAAGCAAACTGTTAGCCGTTCGCGCTCCATCATCTGATTATAATAATCACATGTATCCTGCCAGCGAGGGACGGCAAGATGCTTACCAATTATCCGGCGCATAGCTGCTGGCTGTTTTTCGACGAGATTGAGCGTCATCACTGTCATTTCCAGACCCTCCGGCTTTTCAGAAAGGTCAGAGCCTTTTTTAACGGACTCTGTTTTTTGGTGCGGATAATGATTCCCTTACGCCCCTTACCGTGGGTGATGGTGAAGTCAATCGCCCTGGGGCTTTCGTTACGCAATAACTGAGCAATACAACGAGGCTCATTCATACGATTCTCCTTAACGTGGTTCACCGAGACCTAACCACATCAACCAGCCGTCACGAATCTCTTTAGGACGGCTTTCATAAGCCAGTTTTAGTCCGTTATTCCATGCCGGAAGGTATACCCAATATTCACCTGCACGACCTGAAGCTGATTGTGGATCGGTCATATCAATTACAGGCAGCTTTCCTTTATCGATCATCCGACGAACCGCTCCTGTCGATTTTCCTATTAGTTTTGCGAACTCCTGATAAGGAATCGCATCAGTCATGAGTGTTACTTGCTTGCTCATGTCGTCCTCTAGCCCTCATGAATTGCGTTTAATGCCTTATAATGCCTTTTAGTGCCCACATCCAAGCACTAAACAATCTACATCTAAACTAAATACCATTGAGATCTAAACACCATGTCAAACACGATAAGCGAGAAGATAGTCTTAATGCGAAAATCAGAGTATTTGAGCAGACAACAACTTGCTGATTTAACAGGGGTTCCGTATGGCACGCTGAGTTACTATGAAAGTGGTCGTTCAACACCTCCAACAGATGTCATGATGAACATCCTGCAGACCCCACAATTCACCAAATACACTTTATGGTTCATGACCAACCAGATCGCTCCTGAGTCCGGGCAAATTGCGCCCGCTCTCGCACACTTTGGGCAAAACGAAACAACGTCGCCCCACTCCGGTCAAAAGACTGGTTAACAATTCATCGTGAATATATTCATTACAAGTGCCTACTATTGGTGGCTAAATTTCAGCCACCACGAAAAAAGCGATTAGTAGTCGCAAAAAAACACACCACTCGGAGGGTTTTCTGATGGCAATCAAAAAACTCGATGATGGTCGATATGAAGTGGACATCCGCCCTACTGGACGTAATGGAAAACGCATCCGTAGGAAGTTTGATAAGAAAAGCGAAGCTGTCGCTTTCGAGAAATACACGTTGTACAACCACCACAATAAAGAATGGCTATCAAAACCAACAGACAAGCGACGTCTGTCGGAGCTGACACAGATCTGGTGGGATTTAAAGGGTAAACACGAAGAGCATGGGAAATCTAATCTTGGAAAAATTGAAATCTTCACAAAAATAACGAATGACCCATGCGCATTTCAAATTACGAAATCGCTTATCAGCCAGTACTGCGCCACCCGAAGAAGCCAGGGTATTAAACCTTCGAGTATCAATCGTGATTTGACATGTATTAGCGGCATGTTTACAGCCCTGATTGAAGCGGAGTTATTCTTTGGTGAGCACCCTATCAGAGGGACAAAAAGGCTTAAGGAGGAAAAACCAGACACAGGCTATCTCACGCAGGAAGAAATTGCCTTACTGCTTGCGGCTCTTGACGGCGACAACAAAAAGATTGCGATTCTTTGCCTGAGTACTGGAGCACGTTGGGGAGAAGCAGCTCGTTTGAAAGCAGAAAATATCATCCATAACCGCGTCACGTTTGTTAAAACGAAAACAAACAAACCACGCACCGTCCCGATCTCAGAGGCTGTTGCCAAAATGATCGCGGATAACAAACGAGGTTTTTTATTCCCTGATGCTGATTACCCTCGCTTCAGACGAACAATGAAAGCAATAAAACCGGATTTGCCAATGGGGCAAGCCACACATGCACTAAGGCACAGCTTTGCCACTCATTTCATGATTAATGGAGGAAGTATTATCACGCTACAACGGATACTAGGTCACACACGGATTGAGCAAACTATGGTTTACGCTCATTTTGCGCCAGAGTACCTTCAGGACGCCATTTCTCTTAATCCGTTAAGAGGTGGTACTGAGGCCGAGAGTGTCCACACAGTGTCCACAGTAGAGTAA